CCACCTCGACTCCCCCCCACGTCATCTCGTGTACGTACACGGATCGAATCTCAGAATCCTCATAGAGGCAGACTGATAGCCATTAAGGCTGCGAGCGAATTAGCCCGCCGAATTGATCAACGTGCACGCGAACGTGCTCATGTCCGGCAACGGGAAAACCCTGTTGCCTCAAGTCATGACCCGATCCCACAACCTAAAGTGTCGCCTTCCGCTCTTAGAGCTCAGAAGACAGATGGTTCGAAAACACCAAAGACGAAAGTCTTTAGTTCTCTTACAACTTTATGTGAAGTGGGTCTTAGCTTATCAAAAGACAAGCTGAGTCATGCTCTTGGTTTACTCACCCTGAAAGGTAAGACCAAGAAAAAGGAAGGAAAGGTTCAGGAGGATGTGCTGCTCACGGTATCGAAGAACGTGCAGTGCATAGAACGAAACTGGAGTCAAATTCAAACGGCACTCGAGTCAGTCCATGGTAACATGATTGTTGCCAAACGTATCACCGGACGACCAAAGCGGTTTGACCCACAACGAAGATCCTCTATTCGAAGAGCACTCAAATTTATTGATGCTGCTCTCGAGTACGGTATCTACGAGTGTGCAAAAGACTTCTCAGAGGCGGCTCGCAGGAAAGCGATCTTGAATGATCAAAGCTCTCCACTAATGTCTTTACGACTAACAAGCGTCCGCCAATTGTTCATTGCATCTACACTATCACGATCCCTCACGCGCATACGGAGAAGCGAGGAAGAAGTCAAGAGAGAGGTTGATTCTGCAAAGAAGAGAATCACAGAACCTCCTCACCCCGTGCAAGTAGATCTACTGGTGCGATTACATGATTTCATTATGCAACTCTACAAAGGCAAGTCGTGCGGAACAGGTATAATACCTATGCCCTCAAACAAGTCCTGCTATGAGCAAAGCTCAAGACAGGGAGGCGCATTGTTCGCACTACGACAAGTCGATGTATCTGAGTATGCTGATCTCAAACTGGATAAAATCCAGGAGTTATATCATGATGCACTTAACAGTATGGGAGAGATGACTATTGCAGATGATTGGGCAGACGAAGCTGAGCTTGCGTCCGATCATTCTTTAGAGGCACTGCTGTCTAAAATGGAAAACCTTACGGCTGACCAACTAGAAGCGGCGGCCCGTTCATTCTGTGCAAAAGTCCAAAGTCTCGATCCTAAACTGTCATTCGATCCACATTGCATGAAGTTGAAATTCCTCAGATCAATTTTGCTGGCTAAAGAGAAGAAAGTTTCTCCTTGTCGAGCATTGCCTATTGTTACCCCCGATGGCAAGATTCGCGTAGCGACTCTTCATCAGGCGGACAATCTATGGGCAGCTCGTGCTCTAAATTCAGTCTTATTACCCATCACGAAGAGAATGCCTTTTATCAAGGACATCCTGAGTGACAAGACTGTAGCACTAAAGACAAGGGACGACGAAAACTTTCTCTACTCTGCAGACTTTGCAAAATCCACGGATCCTATATCGATCGGCCTGGCCCGCTTCGTCATCTCCACCATCAAGAAAGCTTTGCATGACGTACCCACATGGTGGGACGATGCAGTAGAAGGGGTCTTTCGACCCTATCAGCTCGAGAATGGTGAAATGACTACTTGCGGCGCACTTATGGGGTTGGGCCCTGGGTGGACAATCCTGTGCATACTCAATGCTTTCGCAGCGAATATGGCAGGAGTCTCCATCCGATCATTTTCGATCTGTGGTGATGATCTGATTGGAATTTGGACTACTTCTCAAATCTCCATGTACACGCGAGTGATCCACGACCTAGGTC